CTTCAATTTTGTAAAAAACCGACAAAATGACCCGCCGTCCCCTCTGGACCGGCCCGAGTTGTCACAAGCTAGAAGTTGATATACATTGAGGTCCACACGCGCCCCAGCGTGTCCTTGGTTGTGGATAAAGGTGTGGACTTGGCACAAAACTCGAAGACAACAGCATCGCAAGTGCGAATTGCGCAGGACGCGGGCGAACTGCACGAATGGCCCCCTGAAGCGGGAAATTGCAGCGGAGAAGAATACGCCATTTTCGTGAAAAATCAGGAATTCCGAGCCTATCAGGACTGGATAGCGGGAGACTTGATCGAACTTGCCAGACTTTCCAAATTGCAGGCTGCGGTCATTGAAGAGACTGAAAGTTTACTGTTTGAAGGCGTTGTTACCATGGGCGGCAAGCACGGAAACACGCCTGTGGAAAACCCGAGGGGACGCGCCGTTGCCACGCTCAATTCCACAATAAACGCGCTTATGCGACGTCTGGGCATCACGGTCATGTCTGTGGGCGTCAAAGAGACCCGGGCAACACGTGCCCAAAAAGAACGTGAAGCAGAACGCAACATGCCGGGAGACGCAAGTGAACGCACCAACAAACGTTCCCTTATTTGAAATACCCGACTACGTTCTGGACGCGATCAAGTCGGGACCGATACCCACCGTCCGGGACACGACTGACGTGCCTGACGACGACCTCTCCGACGGGGAAGCTGTTATCAGGTTTGCAGAAGAACACCTTGTGGTTCCCGAAGGACCGTTGGTTGGCCAACCGCTGGAATTGGACATCTACCAGAAAGTCTTCATTCTTGCGGTATTCGACAACGACGCCACAACCGGGACAGCCATTCTTTCCGTAGCCCGACGCAACGGTAAGACTTTCCTTGTCGCCGTCATACTTCTAGCCTTCATTGTCGGTCCCCTGAGACAGAAAAACACTAGCATGTGTTCGGCGGCCAACGCCCGAGACCAAGCGGCAATCGCGTTCGACCTGATGAAGCTAATGTTGGACATGTCCAAGACGCTTGCGGCTGGCACGCACTACAAATACGTCGAGACCAGCAAGACCATCGTCGGGCTAAAACAATATGTCCGGTATCGCGCTATCAGCGCAGAAGCAAAGTCTGGTCACGGTAAAGCCTACAAGATCATTCTTCTGGACGAAGCCGGGCAGATCGAAGCGGAAAACACACCGTTCACGGACATGTTGGAAACGTCCATGTCCAACTATGACGACGCCCTGTACCTCCTGATTTCGACACAAGCCGCCTCTGACGCCAGCTTCTTTAGTCAACAAATTGACAATGCCGTCGTTCAACAGGAACCCACAACGGTGTGCCACGTCTACGCAGCGGATGAAGACTGCGACATGGACGACCGCAAACAATGGCTGAAAGCAAACCCCGGCCTTGGCAAGTTCGTGTCAGAGAAAAAGATGGCACAAAAGGTGAACGAAGCCCGGCACCTTCCGTCAAAAGCCAACGGCATCAAAAACCTGAACTTCAACCAACGTGTCAGCCAAATGTCGCTGATGTTGTCGGCAGAGGTGTGGAAGAAAAACCAGCGTCCCCAGAACATGGAAGCCCGACACACGGCTGAAATAGACATCGGGCTTGACTTGTCTCAAGTGAACGACCTCACGGCGGCAACTGCGTGCTGGCGGGACGAAAACGGCGAAATAAGCGTAGAGGTTCGTCCCTACCTGCCCGCGTTCGGCATCGAAGCCAAAGAACTTCGGGATAAAGTCCCCTATCGAACATGGGAGACAAACGGCGACTTGAAACTGATCCCCGGTCCACGAATTGAATACGAATACATCTGTCAGGACTTGGCGATACAGTACAAAGGCTGCAAAATTCGGTCCATACAGGCCGACCCATATCGACTAAACCTGTTCATGGAAGCGGCCAAAAAGACGGACTTCTATGGCATGGTGGGCGAATGGGTAGAGGTCAGGCAAGGTTTTATCAGTTTCGGCGTCCGTGTGGACGCGTTCGAACGGGAAGCCTTGGTCGGAAACTTGCGCACAGGAAGCGCACCGGCGCTGAACATGGGCGCAAGTCAGGCTGTGGTCGGGGAAGACGCTGCTGGCAACAGAAAGCCCTTGAAAAACAAGTCCATACACCGGATTGACGCGTTGGTTGCGGCAATCATGGGCGTGTTCCCCAACTCAGACGGTCACGTCAACAACACGTTCGACGCTTTCGCTATGGTAGGGTAATTTGCATTTGAGACAGTTTTACGATATAACCCGGCCAAACGCCAACGGTCAGCCGGGCAAACTGCATAGGTGAAGTTCGTGGCAAGGCGTCGTCCACCCAAATCAGTAAGAAACCAAGGCAACGGTTCATCCGGTCCTTCCAGCGGTAGCAGGAAGCCCGATGACAAAAGTCCGTAGTAGCGACCAAATCCAGCACAAATTTGGTGAACAGTCGGAAGACAACCCGTTCACGTTCGTCATGTCATCTGAAGCCAAGGACCGAACCGGCGACATCATTCGTCAGTCTGGCTGGGACTTGGGCGGGTTCAAGCGCAACCCGATTGCACTTTTCGCGCACGAACATTCCTTTCCTATCGGGACGTGGAAGAACGTCCGGGTCGAAGGCCGCCGACTTCTGGGCGATCTGGTTCTTGCCGCACAGGGGACCAGCGAACGCATTGACGAAATCCGGTCCCTGCTTGAGCAACGCATCCTGAAAGCGGTCTCTGTAGGTTTCCGCGTTCGGGAATACGAACCTATCGAAAAGAACGATCCGTGGGGCGCTTGGGACATCACCAAGTCCGAACTGCTGGAGACCAGTGTGGTTTCCGTCCCCGCGCATCAAGACGCACTGATGGCTGCAAAGTCTCTTGGTATCTCCAAGTCCACGCAGAACATCGTGTTTGACGCCGTGTCAGGCGTCCTTCACCCGCCGCGCCATTCCGGCGAGAAACGGCAATCTGACTACTCCCACTTGACAGGTGAACCGTCCGACCTTGTTCGGGTACGGCGCGATCTGGCACGTCGGGGGCAAATCTAAGGAAACCTCACCATGAAACTCGGTGAAAAAATCGTTTCCGCAGAAGACACGCTGAAGGAACTGCGTGATCAGGTTGCGGAAATCACGGAAAAGTCGCTGGATGAAGGCCGCGACATGACCGAAGACGAAGTGCTGCAAATCGAAGCACTCGAAGGCGAAATCGACGCTGCGGAAATCAGCCTGAAAGGGCTGAAGAAGGCCGAAAAGGCTCTGGCTATCAAGTCGGAAGCCCGTGACAAGGCCCGCGTCAGCGCCGTGCCCGCCGTGGCAAAGTCGAACGAGAAAGCGTCCGACATTCTCTTCAAGATGGCGCACGTTCAACTGCGCGCTTTCGTTGAAAAGAAAGACCCCGGCCTGATCGTTCAGGAACGCTACGGTCACGACCCGCGCGTCGGTGAAGTGATCAAAGCTGCCACCACTCCCGCGTACACCAACGTAACGGGCTGGGCGCAGGAACTGACCGACACCGCACTTGTTGGCTTCATCGAAGAACTTCAGGCTGTGTCGATCTATGGCCGTCTGGCTGCCGCCGGTATCGCGCTGCCGTTCGGGAACAACAACGCTATCACCATGCCCCGTCGCAACGGCAAGGGTCACGTGAGCGGGTCGTTCGTGGGCGAAGGCAACACCATCCCGGTCAAGATGGACAGCTATGGTTCGGTGACGTTCAACCGCTACAAAGCGGCTGTGATCACGGCGTTCTCGAAAGAACTGTCGCGCGTCTCCAACCCGGCTATCGAAGGTCTGCTGCGTACCCATATCACTCAGGACACCGGCGACATGCTGGACAGCGTTCTGATTGATCCTACCGCCACTGCGGTTGCGGGCATCCGCCCGGCATCGCCGTGGAACGGTGGCGCAACTCAGGCGTCGGCTGGCGACACGCTGGACAACATCCTGACCGACCTTCGGTTCCTGATGGACACGCTGTCCAACGCGAATGCGGGCCGCAACCCGTACATCGTGATGAACCCGGCGCGTCTGTCTGGTCTGTCCATGCTGACCAACGCCAACGGTTCGTTTGTGTTCCGTTCGGAAGTCGAACAGGGCCGCCTGATGGGCGTTCCGCTGATCGTTTCGACCAACTGCCCGGCGGATCAGGTCTACATCATCGACGCTGCTGACTTCGGCACCGCGTTTGGCTCGCCCGAGTTCGACGCATCCGAACAGGCAACGCTGGTGATGGCGGACGACGACGGTGTTGCGCCGACCATGGCCGACACCAACGCAATCAGCGCCGCTGGTTCGCTGAACGTGTCGGACGCTGCGGGCACCACCCCGCCTACCGTGGTTCGCTCCATGTATCAGACTTGGGAAATCGCGCTGCGCATGTGCATGCCGGTTTCTTGGGGCATGCTGCGCACCGGCACTGTTGGCTACCTGACCGCAGTAAGCTGGTAAGACCAACGGGGACGGTCTCACGGGACCGTCCCCACAAACTGAGGGATCGTGAATGCCAGTCAGCAACAAACACTTGAACGAAATGTGCCAAGTCTGGGATGGGCTGACACTGGGCATGATGCCGAATGCCGAAGCCGAAAAGGCTGAGAAGGACGGTAAGGTCCAACGCACCCGCAATCTGACATCTGCGCAGCTAAAGCGGCCTGAAGAATTCCGTAAGCGGGCACCGCGACGGAAGAAAAAGCAGAACGAAACTTCACACGGTCTGGACGACCAGACCTACCGCACACGGGACATGAAGCCTAATGGGGATCGTTGATCGGGTCAGGGCGGCCTTGACGCGCACCAAATCTGATGGAGGCACTGGGCTGGTCAACTGGACCCGCGAAGGCGGCGTTCCGGTATCGTGGCCGTCCAACTGGTTCCAGCTTGGTCACAAACCCATTGGCGTCCAAGGCGGTTCCGTTGTGGAAGCCTGTATTGCCGCGTATGCGCGGACACTGGCCCAACTCCCGGGAAAACACTATCGAATTGACGAAGCAACAGGCGCGCGGACGCTGATACCGAACAGCAACCTGTCTGTCGTTTTGCACCGACCGAACGAATACCAGACTATCAGCGATTTTCTGCTGAATTTGGTCTATCAACTGTACCGCAACGGCAATGCGTACTTTGTCATGTCCGAGGATCAGCAATCCATTCACTTGCTGAACAGCCCGGACACGACGGTGCAGCGCGTGGCACAAAGCGGCGACATATTCTACGACACGGGCGGCCTGTTTGCCGAACAGATCGGGCTGGACAGCCGCGTGCTAATCCCGTCCCGATACGTGGCGCACATCCGTCTCCACACGCCCATAGACCCGTTGATTGGCGTTACGCCAATTGAGGCGGCTTCTATGTCTGTGGCGGCGAACGCAGCCTTGTCCGGGCACCAAGCGTCGTTCTTCAACAACATGTCCCGCCCGTCGGGCGTGCTGACCACGGACATGGAACTTACCCGGGACCAAATGGTTCAGCTTCGGGAAGCGTGGGAGATGCAAGCGAAGGCACTGAACAGTGGCGGCGTGCCCATCCTATCTAACGGACTGAAATGGGACAGCATGTCCCAATCAAACCGTGAAGCGGAGATGATCGAAGCCCTAAACTACACGGTCGAAGACATTAGCCGAGTATTCGGTGTGCCGCTCATGCTGATTAACAGCATGGAGAACGCGACTTTCGACAACGCTGAGACCCTGATGCGGTTCTGGCTGGCATCCGGCCTTGGCTTCCTTGTGAACCATGTGGAGAAAGCATTTGCCCAACTATACCGCCTGTCAGCGAACCAGACCGTCGAGTTCGACACGGAAGTCCTTCTTCGGTCGGATTTGCAGGCGCGGATGGAGGCAATGGGCGTGGGCGTCACGAAAGGCATATATTCGCCTAACGAAGCGCGCCGCCGCGAAGGGCTTGCTCCGGTAGAAGGCGGGGAAATCCCGTTCGTCCAGCAACAGATGGTCCCTGTGGACGTAGCCGCCACGGGCGCGCAACTGAACGCGGGACCGTCCCCCGCGCCCGAACCCACACCTGAACCAGAAGACGAAACTCTGGACGAACGCGGGCTGCTGATGCTGTCCCGGTCCTATTTGGAGGAAATGCACGATGCCGCTTGATACGGACGCACTGGCGCGGATCATCGCGCAATTGGTCAAAGAAGAAGTCGGTCGGTTGACCCGGGATGATGATGACATCCGGGCGGAGAACGACGCTTTGCGTAAGCAAATTGGCGAACTTGCGCACAGTCTGCGAGAGACAAACGATCTTGTGGCTCAAATTCGCGCGGATGTGACCCACAAATTTTATGATGAAGAAAAGCTGAAACAGACCATTCAAACGTCGTGGGATCAGGATTGGTCCAACCGTGTCACCGCAATGCTTCCCAAGGACTGGCAACCAGCATTGGAGCGCGTCAAGCAGGATTTGTCCGACAGGATTGAAGCAACCAAGATGGTGACCGGTCCCGCTGGTCCCGCTGGTCCGGCTGGTCCTGCTGGCGAGACCGGTCCACAGGGACCGCAGGGCGAACCCGGCTTGCCCGGGCAGGACGCGCCCGCTCCGACCGAACTTCAGGTCATTGACGGGCTGAAGGCCATCTGGCCCGAAGTGCGGACCTTGGCGGTCAAACATCTGCCGCAGATCGAACACCGTGGCACGTATGCCGAAGGAACCGAATACTACGCTGGGGACGAAGTTATCTGGAAAGACAGCACGTTCCGAGCGATCCGCAACACCACAGACAAACCGGGCACAGACGACTGGCAGTGTATTGCCAAGTCCAAGTCCGGGCGGCGTGGCGAGGCGGGCGCTGTCGGTCCACAGGGACCGGCTGGTGAGCGCGGCAAAGATGGTGTCGGTCTGGCTGACATGGTCCTTGAAGACGGGCAACTGGTCCAGACCCGTACCGACGGCGAAGCTGTCGTTATCGACATGAAGGAAATGTTGACTAAAGCCCTTCAGGATTTTGTCACACCTGATGCACCAACGGGAGGCGAAACATGACTTTGCAGACTAACATCTTCGGACAAACCTACGACGACGCGGAGCCGTGTTTCTTCCCCGCTGAAAACGGCACGACGGTGTTCAATCGTGTGACACATACTTGGCACGACTGGGCCAGTCTGGCGTCTTTAGCCAAGGAAAAGGGGCATGATTGGCAGCCAAACGAAATTGGCATCCCGACCCTAAAGTACCAACTGGCCAACTGGGGCGGCCAGCGATACGGGGCGGGAATTGACATCTCCGACCCTGACGTTTCCGGCCCGCACACTGAAGGCGACGTCGAGTTCTTCATCAAGGGAACGGGAGACGCGGCGCAAGTAGGCTTCAACCTTGACGACGATCCTGAACCAGATTTCACAATGCCCCTTGATGTTATTTGCACCAGCCCATTCACCAACGAAGTCAAAATGAGCATTCACCAGAAGTTGCAGGAACATGGACATCCCGGTTTGCCGTGCATGACCGCAACCGGGCTGGTCAAGAAAGCCTACCAGCATGTGGACGACAGCGTTCTGGTAGAAACGTAGGCGGGCACCCACATGAGAACCGTACTCGCTATCACGCTTGTTCTGGCACTGGCTGGTTGCGAAGGGGCTGCGGTGACCACGTTTGACGCGCAAGCGCGACAACGCACTTCGTATCTGCTCATGAACCCGTTGTGCATCCTAATATGTTCCGGGGCGCTGACGACGACGGGATCGAAAACAGACGTGCGCGGCAACGGATCGTCTGGTACAAGCACACAAAGCCCAGCGGTATCGACGGGCGCATCGAATGGCTGACTGGTTGACGCATACGCAGATCGGAGACCTCTAATGACAAGCATCACCGTCCCCGCGTCACTTCTGGACACGCTGAAAGTCTTTCTTGGCATTGACCCAAGCGACACGTCGCAAGACGCCGAACTGGACGCTGCGCTGCAACAAGCCATTGTTGCGGTGGAAACGTGGTTGGACCGCATCGTCATCAAACGATCCGTGGAAGAATACTTTCCGTACCATTTCGGGACGGTGCAGTTGCACGAATACCCGGTGGACACGTCAGTGGACGTTGTCGTGACCAAGGACGGGGTGGCTGACGCCAACTACATCCCTTGGCTGCAACGGGGCAAGATGAGTTACCTAAGCCGGATCGGGAGCCATTACGACACACCCATGGACTGGCGGAAGTTTTCTCAGGTCGTGATCACCTACACGGCGGGCTACGACCCGTTGCCGCTTGATCTAGCCAACGCGATTGTCTGGACGGCAGCCGCCATTAAGGACAGCTTCGGGACGGGCGTTATTCCCGGCGGGTCCAGTGGGGACGTAAAGTCCATGTCAATCTACGACGTCGGCAGCATTAGCTACGACGTTGGCGTGTCTTCAGGCGGCGGGAAATATGTTGGGTCGTCTTCACTTGGTGTCATCCCAGAGACGGCTGCGGAGACGCTGTCTCGGTACAAAAGAATGTCTGCTTAATGCCGTTTACCGCAAACAATATCGCCGCCGCCGGGAAGGCGTGGAAAGAGGCCGCTGGGGCGTTGCTTTCGCCTCAGTTGGTGGAATACTACCCAAACGCTTCGCAGGCTATGGTCAAACTGCACGTGGGCCGCAGGCGGCTCGGGGAAAGCGACCTCACGGGAGGCGCTACGCAGGACAATCAGTTTGCCACGATTGACTGCGATGATTGGGACGCAAAAGTGGGTCGCCCGCCGCAAAAAGGCGACGTCATCACGTGGGTCGGCCACAAGTTTGCAGTGGAGACGACACAGACCAACGCGCCCGGCGGCGACAAACTGTTTTATCGCTGCAAACTGCGCGGATGAAATCACCCCTTACTATACGACTTACGCCAGAGGCGCGGGCCGCGCTGGAGCGTTTGGCGTCCCGCGAAGGGCGCAGTCTTGCGTCTTGGATTGAATGGCACATCCGACAAGAGGCCATGAAACAGGGTGCTTGGTCGCCAAACGCAACCGGTTTGGTGTCGGTTCACCACCAATCTGTTGACTAAACACCCTTGATTGTGTCCATGTAGGCGCATGGCAACGAACACTGTTTATAACGCATTCAAGGACCGATTGGTCAGCCAGTTCGGCGCGACCTACGGCGTCGTGGACTGGGAACAGATTGAGACGGGCCTTCAGCAACAAGACACGCCGTTTCTGTCTCTGGACGATGGCGGCGGGACCGCCACGCTGGAAAGCATCGGAAGCCCGCAGGAAAACTGGAACCGCGACACAGGCATGATGGTTGTCCACATCTTCGTCCCCAGCACGGGACCATTGTCCGCAGCCCGCCAGATTGGAGACTTGGTCCGCACCGCGTTCCAGTTCTATCGCTGGACGACCATACCCAATGAAGTGCTGCGCTGCGTGAACGTGGACCCGCCGTCAGACGGTGTCATTCACGACGGGCGGTGGCATTCCGTCACCTTGTCGCTCGACTACGAACATGAGTTCACCCTAGCAACCGCAACCTAAGAGAACCCCCAAAGGAAACCCCCATGGCCATTTCATCCGACACGCTGCGATTTAGCCTTGCAGAAGAGACCACGTCCGGCACCGCACCCACAGGCGCGTATGATCTTATCCGCACCACCGGCGAAGGCTTGCAATATGAGGTGACCACGTCGCCTTCCGAAGAAATGGGCGGGCTGAACCGAGGCGTGAAGGACAACATCCTTCAGTCGGGCACGGTAAACGGGGACATTTCGTGGGAACTTTCCAAGTTCGTTTCGTGGGAAGAAATGATTTCTGCTTCCATGGGCAACGACTGGGGCGACGACCCAT